AACCATCACGGTTGACGGCCTTTCTAATGATGCCGCAACACTGATTTTTGGCCTGCCGGAGCCCGAAGAAGTACAGGTGAGTGAATCTTCGGTACAAATGCAGGGGTACGGGGAATCGCTTGACCCTCCCTATGTAGGGTATGGCTGTGTAAAACGTCCCCAGCACAATGGAAAAGTGGAGTACTGGCCGGTAATTCTGCCCAAAATCAAATTTGCAGTACCGTCGGAAGAAATGGCCACCCAGGAAGACAGCATTGAGTGGCAGACCCAGGAGCTTTCCGCCACCATTGAGCGGGATGATACCACGGCCAGAAACTGGAAACGCGTATCTGCCACCGGTTTTCCGTCCGAAAAAGAAGCTTATGCGGTGATAACTTCCATTCTTGGTCCGAAAGCGTAAAGGAGAATGTTTCATGGTTTATGAGTTGATGGTTGATGGAAAGAAATACCCGCTGGAAATGACCGTGGAGGCTTATCTGGATATTTGCGAGCTTTGCCCGGAAGGGAATTTTTCCCGGCTGCGGGATATCAATGATCTTCCTCAACGGGAAAGAATCGAAATTTCTGCCAAAATGCTGGAAGCACTCAGCCGGGGAGCTGAAAACAGCCGCGCTGTCCGGAAACCGGGATATCAGCCCAACCCAATTACGGCAACTCAGGTGCTGGCGCTGCCGCTGGAAGAGTTTTTCAAAATCTATAGCGGCATGTTCGAGATTATCGGAAAAGCCTCCGGAAAACCCACAGTAGAAACCGCTCAAAAAAAAAGAAAGAAAAAAAGCAAAGGAATCAAGCTGAATCGGGCTTGGTTCCTTTTTTACGGCCGGCTTTTAAATATGGATGAGCGGGAAATCATGACAACCCCTTATATGGAGATGTGCGATATGATTTCCTGCTATGCCATCTATAACGGCGCAGAGCCAAAAGCTTCAAAAATCGGCACAGATGATGCACTGGCGAATGTGAGGTGACAGCATGGCAGTGAATATCGGCCCAAAAATCGGAATTGACGGGGAAGCGCAGTTTCGGAAGGAATTGAGCAATATTATCCAGCAGGCGAAAACACTGGAAAGTGGAATGAAGGCTGTTACTTCCCAGTTTGATGCCAATGATAACAGTCAGGAAAAGCTTTCCGCTCAGTCGGAAATTCTGACAAAACAGCTGGAATTGCAGCAAAAGCGGGTTGAAATGCTGGAAAAGGGCGTAAAAGCGGCAACTGACCAGTTTGGTGACGCGGATTCCCGTACCCAGAAGTGGAAACAGGCACTTTATGAAGCCCAGACCCAGATGAACAACGCCAAAAAGTCAGCGGATAATCTGGAAGATGGTGTGGACGATGCCGGACAAGCCATGCAGGACGCCAAAGACGATGCCTTTTCTTTTGGCGATGCTTTGAAAGCCAACCTGACCGCTGGTGCAATTATCGAAGGTGTGAAGAGCATTGCCGGAGCAATCGACGGAATCGCCGAGGAAACAGCTGAGTACCGAAAAATCATGGCCAGCTTGGAAACTTCCAGCCAGGACGCAGGGTATACCGCAGAAGAAACAGCCCAATCATACGAAAAGTTGTTCGGCGTGTTGGGTGACGATCAATCCTCTGCTACCACGGTGGCAAATTTGCAGGCTGTTGGGCTTGAACAGGAAAAGTTGACTCAGATTACCGACGGCGCTATCGGCGCTTGGGCAAAGTATGGAGACAGTATCCCTATTGACGGATTGGCAGAGGGTATCAACGAGACAATTCGCTGCGGCACTGTCACTGGGACCTTTGCCGATGTGTTGAATTGGGCAGCAGAAGAAGGGGAGACGTTTGGCGTTAAGTTAAAAGACAACGTCAAATTTACCGAGCTCACGGATGAGGAGTTATCCCAGCTTACGGATACTCAAAAAGCGCAGTACGAGGCGACTAAAAAGCAGTATGAAGAAACCGAAGAATGGAATCAATCGGTCGAAGACGCGACAACTGCCGAGGATTATTTCAATTTGGCTTTGCAGGATTGCTCTGATAGTACAGAACGGGCCAACAAAGTACTGGAACTTTTTGAAAAAAAGGGCCTCACAAAAGTGGGAAAAGCCTGGCAGAAAAACAATGAAGATCTGATTGACGCCAATAAAAGCACTCTGGACTACAAAGATAACATGGCGGAGCTGGCTGAACGCCTTACGCCAGTGACAAGTTCTATACAAGACGGAATCAATGGAATTTTTGAAAAGTCGCTGGAGCTGTCAGAGGACGTGGATTTTTCCGATGTTGGGGATGCAATTGAGGATGGTTTTTCCTATCTGATTGATGAGGTTGTGCCTGCTGTTTTCGATTTTGTGGGATTTGTTGTTGAAAACAAAGAAATGGTAATCGGTGCGATCAGCGGGATCGGCGGCGCACTGGTGGCTATGAAAGCGGCAGAAATCATCGGCGGAATTTATACGGCGACTAAAAATGTTGTTACCCAGATCCAGGCCGCAAAGACAGCGCAGGACCTCTGGAATATTTCCATGAGCAACAATACGATTGGAATTGTAATTACGGCTATCGGCTTTGTGGTGGGCGCATTGGGCGGCTATATTGCAAGTCTGGAAGATGTAAGCGAAGCGGAACAGATTCAAAATGAGCTTTTAGAAGAAACCCGGGCCAAAAATGATGAAGCTCGTGAATCATATCTGCAGGTTACCGAAGCGGCAGAAGAAAAAGCAACAAAAGACCTTGCAGAAATTCAGAATGTGCAGAATTTGTATGGGCAGCTTCAAAACCTGGTGGATGCCAATGGAAAAGTGAAAGACGCCAACAAAGCTCGGGTTGATTTTATCCTGGGTGAGCTCAATGAAGCGCTGGGAACGGAGTATCAGTTGACCGACAACCAGATTCAGAAATACGGCGAAATGAAGCAGTCGGTAATGGATTTGATTGAAGCCAGAAAACTGGAAATTCTTATGGAACAGGCGGAAACCGGATACGAGGAAGCTCTGACCAATAAAGCTTCAGCAGATGCCGCTTATGCCGAAAATTATCGCGCGGTACAGGGACAAAAACAAAAGTATGACCAAGTATACGATGAATGGCAAGACCTGATGGCAGAAAGAGAGGCGGCGCGTGCTGCAGGATATGAGACTGTTTGGCAACAGGAAAATATCAACAGAGCCACTGAACTGGATGCCAGAGTGAGAAAAGAAAAAGAAGCGTTAGACCAAGAACAAGCTCAGTTGGATCAATCTAAAGCAGATAAAGAAAGATATTACCAAGCCATTACCCGGTACGAAGATGCGCAGGTTTTAGCTTCGGAAGGCAATACAAGAGAAGCGGTTGAATTACTTTCCCAGCAAAACGATGCATTTAAAACTGCAAAGTCAGTTGCCGGCAAATCTGCAAAAGAACAGAAAGAAGAGCTGCAAGACCAATATGCGCAGGCGCTCCTGAATTTGGAGCAATATGCAAGAGAATACAAAAAAGGAACCGAAGGATATACAAAGGAAACACTGGATTTATATAAGGAACATGCCGAAGATGCAAAAACAGAAATGGAAAAAGTAGGCGGTGCTGTTGTAGATGGTACGACTACAGGTATCAATGGGAGAGAGTGGAAACTGCAGGATACCATTGACAGCCTTTTTGACTTGGTTCCCCAATGGGCAAAGGATGTTCTGGGAATAAAATCTCCCTCTCGGGTTTTCCGTGAAATCGGTGAGTATTCCGGCGAGGGATATGAACTGGGGTTTATAGATCGTATTAAATCTGCCAACCGGAAAATCGAGAACGCAATCACAAAAGGCATTGATGCAGTGAGCGGAACGGTATCTGCCGGTATTGATTTCTCTGTTGGGGATACCGCCTATTCTAATGCTATGATGCAGCTTCAAGCGCAGCAGGAATATGGTGCAGCGGTGATGGAGTTTGCTGCACAAAAATCCCCGGCAGCGTCTCAAATGTCCAATTCTCGTTCCATCAACTACAACGGCGGCATCAATATCAGCGTACAGGCTGCGCCTGGAATGGATATCAATGCGCTGGTATCTGAAATTGAGCGCAGATTGGCAACGGCTACTGCAAGAAGGGAGGCGGTATGGTGAGCTATTTTATTTACAACGGGAAAAGTTCTTCGGAATTTAACATTGGAGTTGAACAGTGCCGGTCTTATCCTTCGGCTGCCCGCTCTATAGAGCGCCAAACAGTTCCCGGAAGAGTGGGGGAATTGCTGCGGGATACCGGTACATATACCAATGTGACGCAGCCTTACGAAATCTATTTCAATGGCAAAGTGGACGGAATGACGGCTGCTGCATCCAAAATTGTTCAATGGCTCATATCCGACCGGGGATATTGCCGGCTGGAAGACAGCTATGAGCCGGACTGCTACCGGCTGGCCAGCTATGCAGGGCCTTTTGATGCGGAAAACTGGATGAATCTCTATGGCCGGGCAACCATTGAATTTGATTGTATGCCGCAGCGTTGGCTGAAATCCGGTGAAACGCCTGTGAGTATTACAAGTGGACAAAATTTGCAAAATGACTGGCAGCCTG